GTCACGCGCGAACTTTGCCAGATTGATTGGTTGAAAATGTATGGGGTTTGAAAACTCAGGTAGGCGTCCTAAACCAACGGCGCTGAAGGTGTTACGTGGGGTGACACGAAAAGACCGGCTAAATCTGAATGAGCCCAAGGTGCCAGAGGGCGACGTGGAGAGGCCGGATACGTTAACGGTCGGTGGGTGCCGGGTCTGGGACGAGGTCGCGCCCCTTCTGCTCTACATGGGCACCCTGACACGGGCGGATCAGCAGACGTTTGTGGCCTATTGCGAGGTGCAGGCCGCATTCACGGCAGAGGCTCAACTGCGGGACACCAAGCCACAGGACTTCAATCCAAGGCTGCTGGGTGATCTGGCGAACAAACTACGGCCGTTCTATGACTACTTTGGGATGACGCCGTCAGGTCGGGCACGATTATCTGTGCCGAAGCAGAAAGAGGAACCGGTCAGTAAGTGGGCCGGCGAGCTCAAGTGAAGGAAACTGCCGCGGCCCGCGCGATCCGTCTTGTCAACCAGTTGACCCACACCAAGGGCCCGTTTGCGCAGCAGCCGTTCCACCTCCGTCCGTGGCAGATCCGCATCCTGCAGCGCTTGTTCAAGACGGGCAAGGACGGTCGGCGCGTCTATCGGCAGTGTTTGTTGATGCTCCCCCGGAAGAACGGCAAGACGGAACTGGCGGCGGCGCTGGCGATCTACTTCCTGCTATTCGACGGGGAAATCGGCGGGGAAGTCTACTCAGCGGCAGCGGACAAGGACCAGGCGGCGCTCGTGTTCAACGTCGCGGCGCAGATGATCCGCAACGATCCCGAACTGGAGGCGCAGTGCGAGATCGTGGACTCACAGAAGCGGATCGTCCATAGGAAGTCCGGCAGTTTCTACCGGGCGATCTCAGCGGAGGCGTATTCCAAGCACGGATTCAATGCGTCCGTGGTGATCTATGACGAGTTGCACGCGGCGCCGTCGCGGGAACTGTGGGACGTCCTGACGACGTCGCAAGGGGCGCGCTCGCAGCCGTTGACGCTAGCGATTTCGACCGCCGGCTACGATCGGCATTCGATTCTCTGGGAACTCTACGCGCACGCGCTCAAGGTCATCGAGAACCCCGCGCTCGATCCGACGTTTCTCCCGATCCTCTACGAAGCCCCGATCAACGCGGATTGGACCGATGAGAAGGTCTGGAAGAAGGCGAATCCCGCGCTCGGAGATTTCCGCAGTCTCGAGGAGATGCGCATCGCGGCGGCGCGTGCGAAGGAGATTCCAGCTCAGGAGAATACATTCCGCCGTCTCTACTTGAATCAGTGGACCGAACAAGCGGCCCGCTGGATCACGATGCCGACCTGGGATGCTTGCCGCGATCCGGAGTTTGATCGCGTCGCACTGAAGGGCCGACGCTGTTATGTCGGGATGGACTTGTCGAGCACGAAAGATCTGACCGCGCTCGTCGCCGTCTTTCCAGACGATGACGGGTTCGACGTGCTGCCGCAGTTCTTTATTCCGAACGACAACATCAAGGATCGGTCAACTCGGGATCGCGTGCCGTATGACCAATGGACGCGTGAGGGTCATCTCGTGGCGACGTCAGGGAACGTCGTTGATTACGAAGCCGTGCGGCAGACGCTCAAGGATTGGGCTGCGGAGTTTCAGATCCGCGAGATCGCGTTCGATCCGTGGAATGCCACGGACCTGGTGACTCGGTTGATGGAGCAAGACGGGTTTACGTGCGTCCCGATGCGGCAAGGGTTCGCGACCCTGTCGGCGCCGACGAAGTCGCTGGAGAAAGCGATTCTTTCGAAGACGCTGCGGCATGACGGACACCCCGTCTTGCGCTGGAACATCAGCAACATCGCCGTGGAATTGGACGCGGTCGGGAATCTGAAACTGTCGAAGAAGGTGAGCACTGAACGAATCGACGGCGCCGCAGCACTCGTGATGGCGGTAGACCGGATGGATCATAACAACAGCACCAAGCCGCCGCAGTATCAGATGATCGTGCTCGGAGGCCCGCGGTGAAGCGTCCGCCCGGCCGTCCCCCGCTCGATGAAGAACCCGCGACGACCGCGATCCGCGTCCGCGTGACTCCTGCGCAACGCTTGGAATTGCGCCGCGTCGCAGACGAAAACGGCACAGGTATGTCCGGGGTCATTCGGGAAGCCGTCAACGAATACGTCTCTGACTATCGCGAGACGCAACGTCGGCCGTTTCGTAGGCACAAAATGTAGGGCATCCCACACACTCAGCGTAGGGTGAACCGCGCCTACGCCATCTTCCACGTCAAAACTGTCGATTCTGACAAGCGTCAGATCAGCGGTATCGCGACGACACCCGAACCGGATCGGATGGGCGACATCATCGAACCGCTTGGGGTGACGTTCAAGAATCCGCTGCCACTTCTGCTCTATCACGACAGTAAAAAACCCGTCGGGTGGACGACGTTCAAGAAACCCACCAAGGACGGCATCGAATTCACGGCCAGTCTGCCGACGATTGAAGAACCGGGCACGCTCCGCGATCGTGTCGAGGAAGCCTGGCAATCGGTCAAGACCGGCTTGATTTCTGGCGTCTCGATCGGCTTCCGCGCACTTGAAGAAGTCTTCATGAAGGAAACGATGAGTTTCCGCTTCATCAAGACGGAAGTCGTGGAGTTGTCGTTAGTCACGGTGCCCGCCAACGCGAGCGCCACGATCACCAGCATCAAAGCCCTCGATCTGGCCGCGTCCGGCCGTCACTCGCCCGGCGTTACGGGCTCGCTCCCGGTGGTGCGCGTACAGAAAGACGCGCCACGTATGCCCAACACGATCCCTGAACAGATCACCGCGTTCGAAACGACCCGTGCGGCCAAAGCGGCGCAGATGAATGCGCTGATGACGAAAGCCGCGGAAACCGGCGTCACGCTCGATGCGGCGCAGACCGAGGAGTACGACACGCTGGCGCTCGAAGTCAAAAGCATCGACGCCCATCTGACCCGTCTCCGCGATCTCGAAAAGACGAATATCGCGGCGGCCACCAAGATCACGAACACGACCGATGTGGCGACTGCCTCCGACCTCCGCGGCGGTACGTCGACCACGCCCGTCATCACGGTCAAGGCCAACGTCCCCAAGGGGACCGCCTTCGCCCGGATGTGCATGGCGATGGCGGCCGGGCACGGCGATTCGTATCAGACGCTGCAATACGCGAAGCAGTGGAAGGATTCAACGCCTGAAGTCGAGCAGATGGTCGAACACATGTGGCGGACCAAGGCCGCCGTGGCGGTGGGCGTATCCACCGATGCGACGTGGGCCGGACCGCTCGTCGTGACGCAACCGCTCAATGAATTCCTCGAACTGCTCCGACCGCGGACGCTGATCGGACGGATTCCTGGCCTGCGCCAAGTCCCGTTCAACGTCTCAGTCCCGTCTCAGACGACCGGCGGCACCTACGGATGGGTGGGGCAGAACAAGCCGAAGCCGGTGACGAAGGCCGATTACGCGACGGTCACCGTGCCGTTCGCCAAGGCGGCCGGGATCATCGTGCTCTCGGAAGAGCTGGTGAAGCTCTCTACGCCGTCAGCAGAGAACCTCGTGCGCGAGGAAATGATCGCCGGGATGGGCGCGTTCCTCGACGTCCAGTTCAACGATCCGGCGGTGGCGGCGGTGGCGAACGTGAATCCGGCGTCGATCACCAACGGTGCTTCCACCGCGGCGGCCAGTGGCGTGACGGCGGCTGCGGCGAAAGCGGATCTCGCGGCCTCGATCGCGGTCTTCACGGCGGCGAACATTCCACTCGATGGGTCGGTGTGGCTGATGAACGACTCCAATGCGTTCGGGCTCTCGATCTCGATGAATGCGCTGGGACAGCCGCTCTTTCCCGGCATGACGGCGCAAGGCGGCACGCTGTTTGGCATGCCAGTGATCGTCAGTAACAACCTGTCGACCCGCGTGGTGCTCGTCCATGCGCCGTCGATTCTCTACGCTGATGAAGGCGGCGTGCGGATCGATGTCAGCCGGGAAGCGTCCGTGCAGATGGATTCAGCGCCAACAGATACCGTCGATGCGACGACGGTGTACCTATCGTTATGGCAGCGCAATCTCATAGGTTTGAAAGCAGAACGAATGATCACGTGGATTCGCGCGCGAACCGCCGCAGTTCGCTACATCACGGCGGCTAGTTACATCGGGACGTAGTACGATCGACGTGCGCGTCTAGGCTTAGCGGCCGAACACCCGTTTCCTAGCGGGCTGACGCGCACTCGCCGACTAGGAGCGCTTTTCTATAGGAGGAAAAGCATGCAACGCATTACGCGGAAGGCCGCGAAGGCTGCCGGTCTCAAGTACTACTTCACCGGCAAGCCGTGCAAGCGCGGACACATTGATCAGCGTTTCGTCTGTTCGTTCTGGTGCAAGACTTGCGGTCGCGAGAAAGCGCGCGAGGCATTTCGTAGACTTGATGGCGAGAAACGAGAGGCGCGACGAGAGTATGAACGGCAACGTTGGCGGAATCCAGAGTTTCGAGACCGACAGCGTGCGTATGCGCGAGGCGCTGATGAATGCGTCAAGAAAAGCATTCGCAATCGCGCGTGGAAGAAAGCGAACCGAGTTAGTTGCACTGACCGCCAGAACAAGCGCAACGCCACGCTCTACACCGTATTCGTTGAGGACGTCAGCCTTGAGTTTCTGTTTGCGCGCGACAAGGGCCGCTGCCAGTTATGCGGCTACGAGTTGAGCATGGACACGAAGCGGCCTGATCCGAGGACGCCGACGCGGGATCACATCGTGCCACTGTCGAAGGGCGGGACGCACGAGCGGACGAATCTGCAACTCGCATGTGATGTGTGTAACGTGCGGAAGAGCAACCGATGCGCTTAGCCATCGGCGGACCCACGCGCGACACGGTGCCGGCCTCCTTTGCCGTCGATCTCGCGCAGCTCTACGCGTACACGCGTGATCGCGGTCCGTGGCAGACCGTCACCGTCGGGTTCAAGGCGGCCACCTACATTCATATGGGCCGCGAGTATTTTCTGGAAGACTCGATTCGCCAAGGCGCGACCCATGTCCTCTGGCTCGACACGGATATGAGTTTCCCTCGGGAAACCGCCGTGTTGCTGGCGATGCACGATCGGCCGATCGTGGGCTGCAATTATTTGACGCGCCACGGATCGCAAACGTGGACCGCGCGGCGCGACGACGGCACGCGGATCGACACGACACCGACGTCGACTGGACTCGAAGCGGTCGACGCGATGGGCTTCGGCGTGGTGTTGATGCGGACGGATCTCGTCGTCGGGTTCGCTCGGCCACGATTCCGGCACGGGCTGAACGCCAACGAAGGGGACATCGGCGAAGACATCATGTTCTGTCGCGCCGTGCGTGCGGCGGGGCATCAGATTTACATCGATCACGATCTGTCGAAGGAGATCGGACACATTGGCCAGTACAACTTCCGCTATCAAACAGAAACCGTCCCAGCCTGACGAGGACGCGATCGTGGAACTGCGTCCGCCAGCGGAGTTTGGGTTCAGTGGGACAGCCAAGTTGCTCGCGATCGAGCAGGCCTCAATGATCGAAGAACTCCTGAAGCGTGGGTATACGCGGGTGGACCGTGATCGCGGCTGAACTCGATTCCATGACGACGCCGGGCTGGTTCCATCACGGCCAGAAGATCCTTGAGTTGGTCGACCAGCATCGGCCGAAGGTCTGCGTCGAGCTCGGCACGTGGCTTGGTGCGTCTGCGATTCCCGTGGCGCGATCGATCCGTCGGTGGGGCGGGACGTTGACCTGTGTGGATACGTGGGCTGGCGATCTGCATGCGCCAGACACGACGCGGCCGTCGGCCCCGTGGATCTTGGTGAGTTGTGCGCGGAACCTGATCGAGTCCGGTGTCGGCGGGAACGTCCGCTTGATTCCCGCCACGACGATCGATGCGGCGTCGGCGTGGACCGATCCGATCGATTACCTCTACATCGACGCGGCGCACGACTACGAATCGGTTCAGGCCGATCTCCGCGCGTGGGTGCCGCATGTTCGTCGCGGCGGATTGATCCTCGGCGACGACTACGGCCACCGTCTGTTCCCTGGCGTGCGTCAGGCATGGAACGAATTCGAAGAGATGTGCGGCTTCACGTTGACGCGCTATCAGTCGACGCCTCCGGACCCAGACGGCATCTGGTTGATTTACGGCATGGTCGCCAAGGAGTGCGCATGACGCGTCGTCTTCGTCTTGCAGTGTGTGTCGGTGTGGTACTCGCGCTCCTGCTGCAGGCCAGTCCGCAGGCCGTCGGGACCGTCACTGTTACGACGACGACGCTGTCGGACATCCGCTGTATGAAATACAGCCTGGCATGGGTGTCGGATGCCAGCGGGAACGTCAACACGAATCCGCAGACGTTCCGGCCGGGCGCGCTGATTCAGATCAAGTTCATTCCCGATGGCGGTGGCACTGCGCCGACTGCGCTCTATGACGTGGTGCTGAACGATACGAACAGCATCGATTACCTCGGAGGCACGGGTGCCAATTTGAGTGCCACCGTGAGCACGCAGACGCGGGTCGCCGCCCCGTTGATCTATGACGCCACCGGCACGCTCGATCTTGTGGTGACGAATGCCGGGATCTCCAAGGGTGGCACGGTGCAACTGTGGATTCAAATCCAATAAGGAGCGCGAGGGATGGCTGACGAGAAACCCCAGATGGTTACGGTAAAAGCCCTCAAGTACCACACCGGTCACGGCAAGGAACACGCCGAAGGATCGACCTACGATGTGGAGGCGAGCCAGGTCGACAACCTGGTCGCTCAGGGGATGGTGGCCGCCCCAGAGGCGCCTCCTGCACCGAAGAGGGCTTCGCAGCCAGTCGAGCCGATCACCACCGCTGAATTTCGCCCGAAGCAGAAGAAGTAACCCGGTGCATCTCGAGTTGCGATTGTTCGGTCGTCAGATCGAGTTCAGCACCAAAGGACTCGTCTTGCAACCGCTCAGTCAGAGCGGGAATGGGTGGTTTCCGTGGGGCATCATCCGCGAGAGTTTCACCGGGGCGTGGCAGCGCAATGTGGAACTGCGGATGGATCAGGTCATCACGAATCCGACGCTGTTTGCGGTCGTCACGTTGATCGCTGGGGACATTGCGAAGCTCTGTGCCTATCTTACCGAAGAGGACGAGTACGGCGTGTGGTCCGAGATCGAATCGCCGTCGTTCTCACCGGTCCTTCGCAAGCCGAATCACTACCAGACATTCACCAAGTTCATTGAGCAGTGGATGGTGTCCAAGCTCACGCAGGGGAACACGTACGTCCTGAAGCGACGCGATCACCGCACCGTGGTCACAGCGATGTACGTGCTGGAGCCATCTCGGGTGACGCCGTTGGTGACGCCGAGTGGCGACGTGTATTACCAACTGCGTCGCGATGATTTGTCGCGGTTGACCGTTGACACGGTAACGGTGCCAGCGTCGGAGATCATCCACGACCGCATGGTATGCCTCTTCCATCCACTGATCGGGGTGACGCCGATCTATGCCTGTGGCGCGGCGGCGCTGCAGGGACTGACGATCCAGAGCAATACGAGCAAGTTGTTCAGCAACGGGAGTAATCCTGGCGGCGTGCTGACGGCGCCAGGCGCCATCAGTGATGAGACCGCCAAGCGGCTCAAAGAGTACTGGGATGCCAACTATACCGGCGACAACGTCGGGAAAGTCGCTGTGCTGGGCGATAACCTGAAATTTGAGGCGATGCGGCAGACCGCCGTTGATTCGCAGCTCATTGATCAGTTGAAGTGGAGCGACGAGCGGATCTGCTCGGCGTACCACGTGCCAGCGTACATGGTCGGCGTCGGGCCACCACCCCCGTACGCGAACTTCGAACCATTGCAGATCTCCTATCTCTCGCAGTGTTTGCAGACGCACCTGAAGAACCTCGAAGACTGTCTCGATGAAGGGATTGGCATCAACGAGAAGATCGACGGGCGGCAGTATGGCGTGGAGTTTGATATTGATGATCTCATTTGGATGGATACGGCCACGAAGACGAAGGCCGCGGCGGATACGATCGGCTCTGGGAGCCTCTCGCCGGACGAAGCGCGCAAGAAATACTTCGGTGTGGGTCCAGTCGAAGGCGGCGATACGCCGTACATGCAGCAGCAGCAATTTTCGCTCAGAGCGTTAGCGAAGCGGGACGCGGACGATCCGTTCTCGAAGCCTGCACCGGCACCAACGGCGCAGCCACAGGCCGAAGACGACGACTCAGATGATGATCTGTCCGCAGATCAGATGGCGGCGAGTTTCTCGGATCTGCTGACGAAAGAACTGGAGCTGGTGGCGTGACCGATAGCGAACTCGGCACGCTCGTCCGCGCGCTCGGCCCAGTGATGCGCGAATACGTCACCAAGGCGCTGGCCGAGTTGACGCCACGGCTCGCGGCGGCTGAAGCCACGATCGCGATCCTTGGCGATGTGCGCGATCGTGTCGTGGCGGTGGAAACGAAAGCGGCGATCCCGCCGGCGCCGGATGCATCGCTCGGCGAACTTCGCGATCGGCTCTTGGTGTTGGAAACGAAAGCAGCGGCGCCTGCTCCCGAGCCGCTGGCGGTGATTCAGCCCGCCCCGATCGACACGAAGGAACTGTCTGATCTCCGCGATCGGCTTCTGGTGTTGGAAACACGGACACCAACGAAGGCACTGTGGGACGAACTCTCGACGGCGCGGCTGCAATCACTGGAACATCAAGCCAAACACGACGATGCGATCTCGAGAGAGGTGACGACCATCCGGGAGCGGATCGCGGTTCTGGAAGTGCGCGCACAAGTCCCCGGACCACCAGGGAAAGACGGCAAGGATGGCGCCGACGGTCTCGGGTTCGACGATCTCGCCGTGGAGTTCGATGGCGATCGGACGCTCATGTTGAAGTTCGAACGTGGCACGCTCAAGAAGTCGTTCCCGATCACGCTGCCGTATCTCCGCTATCAGGGCGTCTTCATCGAAGGGAAGTTGTACGCGGAAGGCGACGTCGTCACGTGGGCGGGATCCACATGGAACGCCAACGAGGACACCACCACGAAACCCGGCGAAGGATCCAAAGCGTGGACGCTCTGTGTGAAGCGTGGGCGTGATGGGAAAGACGGCCGGGATGCGGCCAGCGCGTTGCCGGTGGTGTCGGTGGGGAGGCCAGTGTCATGACGTTCGTGTCCTTCGAAACGGCGAAGGCGCATCTCCGCGTCACGCACGATCACAGCGACGCCGATATCTCACTGAAACTGACGGAAGCGACCGAGATCATCGTGCGATACCTGAAGGCGCAGAACAACGCGATCCTGACGGTCTCTGTGGCGAACCCGACCGTGATCACGACGGCGACGTCGCACGGGCTCGTCTCGGGCACGACCTATACCGTGACTGGCACGACGACGACCCCGACTGTGAACGGTCCGCAAGTCGTGACGGTGACTGGGCCGACCACCTTCACGGTGCCCGTGAATGTCACGGTGGGGCAATCATCCGCGGCTGGCACGGTCGGTACGCCGGTCTGGACGGAAGCCACGGTCCCCGGCGCGGTCCTTGCGGCCGTCTTGCTGGTGCTTGAGGATTTGTACGAACACCGAGCCGTGGGGTGGAACGTGATCGAGCGGTTATTGGTGGGTTATCGCGATCCGGTTCTGGCGTGACATGGAGATCGGGACACTGCGACATCTCGTGACGCTGGACAGCCCAGGGACGCCTGTGCCCGATGGCGATGGAGGGTTTACGCAAGCCTGGACGCCACTGTCCCCGCCTGAAGTCTGGGCGTCGATTCTGCCGGCGACGGCGCGAGATCTCGAGCGTGTCGTGGCCAACACGGTGCAAGCCGCGGCGAGTCATCTCGTGGGCATGCGGTACCACAGTGGCGTGACGACGAAGACACGGATCACGAAAGGCCCTCGGAACACGGACGGCACGCTGCCGGCTGGGTCCCGAGAATTTCAGGTGACGTCCGTGCAGAACCCTGAGGAGCGCAACGTGGAGCTCGTGTTGACCTGTACAGAGCGGGTGATTTAGTGGCGACCAACCGCATCGTGCTGGACGGCCTCGCGGAACTCAAGGCGGCGCTCCGCCAATTGCCGGAAGGCTTGCGCGCGGAAGGCGCCGAGATTGTCGACGACACGGCAGAGATCACGGCCTCCAGTTTGCGGCAAGCGTACCCGTTGGGCGATACGGGCAAGCTGCGCGCCGGTGTCTCGGTGAAGACGGAACAGATGCCCTACGGCACCGTCGGCATCGTGCGGAGTCGGTCTCCGCATGCGCATCTCTGGGAATTCGGTACCCAGAACCGCGTGACGCGCCAGGGCTGGCGCCGCGGGCGCATGCCGGCGCATAAGGCGGATGGACTCGCGGCGATTGCCGTGCGGAATCGTCGACGGATGTATCAGCGGTTGATCGAGCTCGTGCAACGGGCGGGGTTCGAGGTGTCCGGTACCTTCTGATGGCCGACTCAAGTTCGGTGGATGCGGCGCTCGTGGCCAAGCTGCTCGCGGATAGCACGCTGGCGGCCATCCTGACCGATGGATGGTTCTTCGATGTGGCGGCCCACGGCGCGACGAAGTTCGGGATCGTGTCGCAGCTCTCCCACGAAGACGATTACCTGTTCGGCGGCTCAGCCTACGAAGCGTTCGAGTATCTCGTCAAAGCGGTCGCGCTCGGCAACGTGGGTGCGGATGTCACAACGGCCGCGGCGCGAATTCATACGGTGCTGCAGGACGGCGTGTTGGCACCCACCGGGTACACGTTGATGCGGATGCATCGACTCGAACGCGTGCGGTACGCCGAACTGGATGCGGACAACGCGGATGTGCGATGGCAGCACCGTGGCGGGCGCTATTTGATTCAAGTCTCTCCAAGTTAGGAGTGGGGGCATGGCTCTGACGACCAGTGTGACGATCTCGATTGCGGCCACGTACACCTTGGCGCTGGATCTCGTGACGAAACGCGCGGATTTGGTGAAGACGCTGCCGCTCTCGCTCGATACCGGGACGGGCCTCAATCAGGCCGATGTGATCTTTTCCGACACGCGGTCCACGGCCGCGACCGATTCGCTCGACATGAGCGGCGGCGGTCTGCTCGACAACCTGGGGAACGCCTGGGCGCCCGCGCGTCTCAAGGGGATCATCGTCGTGGCGGCGACCGCCAATGTCGGCAACGTGCTGTTGCGCCGTCCCGCCGCCAACGGCGTGCCGTTCCTCACGGCGGCTGGCGATGAAATCCCGATCCACCCTGGCGGTGTCGCGGTGATTTGGGCGCCGAGTGCGGCTGGGTACGTGGTGACGGCTGGCACGGGCGATCTGATCGATCTCGTGAGCAGCAGCGGCACCGTCACGTACGACATTTATCTCATCGGCGCGACGGCGTAACCAGGGCAGTAGGTCCAGGGGCACGAACAGTTTGTAAGGGGAGGCGGATTGTATGGCGATCAATCAGCGGCTACACGGGAAAACCGGGCAAGTCAAGATGGATCCCGCCGGCGGCGGGGCGGTCGTCACGGTCGCCGATTTGAACGCGTGGACGCTCGACATGGCCACGGCTCGCGTCGAGGTCACGGCGTTTGGCGACACGAACATCCGCCGCGTGTCGGGTCTGCCGGACTTCTCCGGTACCCTCGCCGGCTGGTGGAATGCGGCGACGAGTCCCGCCTACTTCATGGCCGTGCTCGCGGGGGTGCCCGTGACGCTTCGGCTGATTCCTAACACCGCTGATCCGACGGTGTTCTTCAACGGCTTGGCCAACATCGATGGGTCGGTCAATGTCAGTGCGACCGGGGGTGTCACGATCGCCGGGAAGTGGGACGCGGCCGGCAACTGGACGATGGCGTTCTGATTCGTCGTGGTCTCGATCAAGGGCGTTGTCGGTCAGATCACCTGGGCGTACTACCACGCAGCGGCCATCAATGGGTACACGGTCACGCGCAGTCCGGAAGGCGCATGGACATTGCGTGCGTGTGTGGTCACGTCCGACGCCTTCAAGTTGTCGCAACGACCGCTGATGTTCGTGGCGCCACATAGTCAGGGGGAATGGCGCTGGCCGATCGAGGGATACGAGCTGCACGATGGGGTCGTGACCGCGCGTCTCGGCGCGCTCGAGGAGACCAATACCTATGGGGCGGTGTCGTTTCGTCCAGCCTGAGATTGTCCGACTTCCTCTCTCTGACGGCGATTTCATCGACGTCAAACGCGAACTGACCGCCGGCGAAACCCGCCGGATCTATGCCCGCATGATGCGCGATGGCATCGTGCCTGGTGAGAAAACTGTCTACGTGCCCGAACAAGTCGGCCTGACCAAGATGCTGGAGTACATCATCGCGTGGTCCTTCGTGGATGGCCACGGGGCGCCGGTCGAGTTCTCCGAAGACGCGCTCAAGAATCTGGACGTGGAGACGTTTCGCGAGATCGCTGAGGCGCTTGATGTGCACCAGACCGCCCAAGAGGCCCGACGGGAGGCTGACCGAAAAAACCGCTCTGGCGCGACTGGATTGCGAGTGATCTCCGGATCTGTCGCGCCATGAACTGGAAGTACGAGTGGGTCGGCGACCTTCCCCAGGACGTCTATGAGGTGCTGATCGAGATGCTGAGCGGGGACGACTAATGCCGGTGCGTGCTCGGTTCGAAACCGACTTCGAAGACTTTCACCGCGAGACGCGGAAAGCAGAGAGCGAACTGTCGCAGTTCGAAAAGGCTGCCGGCGCAACGTCCGCGGCGATGTCCAAACTCGCACGGGGTCTCGCGACGGATCTCGCCGCAATGTTCACGGTACGTGCGGCCGCGCGATTCGTGGGCGACGTGATCGAGCAAGCCTCGGCCCTGCAAGATCTCAGTAATCAGACCCATATCAACGTCGAAGAGATTCAACGGCTTGCCGGTGCAATGTCGGAATTCGGCGTGGATGCGGACACGCTGGCGAAAGGGCTATTCGGATTAAGTCGTCGGATCGCGGCGGGGGATGACTCGGTGGAACTGGCACTCCGCAAGATGGGGCTGTCCCTGTCGTCGGTCAAAGACTTAGGCGGGGAAGAACTCTTCCTGACGATCGAGCACGGACTGACCAAGCTCCAAGGCGGGCTGCGCGATACCACGGCGTCAGACCTCTTCGGCTCGAAACTCGGGATGGCGATGGCTGGGGCGGCCGACGGGATTGATACCGCACTGGATGCTGCCAAGCGTCTCAACACCGTCATGAGCCAAGAATCGGTCGAAGCGTTGGATCGCTACGGGGAATCGATCGAACGCGCACAGCGGAGCCTCGGCGCGATGGCGGCCAACATGCTCGGCCCACTGGCGGAAGGCTTTAACGTCTTATTCGAGGCAGCCACGCGCGGCGCGAGCAAGTGGGAGATCGCGATGTCGCTCTTGCCTAAGGGGCTTGGCTTGGTCGGCACTGGGAGCGAGCGGCTCACGACCCTGATTGACGAACTGAATCGAGAGACCGAACAGCATATTGCCGCCGTGACACAGAGCACGAGCGCTCATACCGATGTCGCTGCGGCGATTCATAAGACGGCGGCGGAGCTCAAAGCGGAACACGAGGAAGTGAAGGCGCTGACTGATGCGTGGGTCGCGGGCGACAAGATCATGTCGGAGTTCTCGATCAAGACGCATGCGATCGCCATGACGAATATGCGCGAGGAACGTCTGGAGCGGCAGAAGCTGCTGAATGAACGCAATCAGGCGGTCGTCGACGGGCTCAAACAGACGCAGACCGTTGAGCAGGAGTACGCGGACTTCGTCGCCAAACAAACGCTGTCGACATCCGACTACCAGATCATGAAAATCTGGGACGTCGCGGGCGAACAGATCCGCGCGTTCAAAGGCACCGAAGAACAGTTGATGAAGTTCAGCGACGCGATTTACACATACGCGCAGGCGCAGGCCGAGGCGGTAGATGTGGCGACCGACGCCATCACGACCACGACGATGGCGAGTGCGATCGCCGCCAAGGACGCGTACGTCTCGGCCTTCGACCGGTCGGCGGCTGCCTTCGAGCAATTTAAAGGTGTGGTCGTCGCGGGGACCGGTGAGATGACGATGGCGATTGGTGGGAACACGACGGCCTGGGATCGCCAGCAGCAACTGATTCGCGATCAGTTCAACCGAGGGGAGTTCTTCATGCTCGGCGGCGGCGGCGCGCCGCCGACGGGGCAGCACCGCGAGAGCGGTGGTCCGGTCAGTGCGGGTCAGTCGTACTTGGTCGGAGAGCGTGGCCCGGAACTCTTTCGACCGCACACGTCTGGATCGATTCTGCCGACTGGTCGCGGTCAACCGATCACCGTTCAGTTGGTGGTCGACGGCCGCGTGTTGGCCGAAGTCGTCCAGCAGCACACCACGCGAAACGTCATGCAGAATACGAAACTTGGGTCGGCCTGATGCCGACGACCCCCGCGATTCTCGGCCCTGCCCGTCTGGGACATGTCCGGCTCGGGTACGTCCCGGCGGCACTGGCGGCGGTGCGCAAAACGCGTGTGACGATTCAGTTCGCTGGCGTGCTCGCCAATGCGCGTGTGGGCTCGCTGACGGTGCATGACGTGCTCAACGACGCGCCGAATACCTGTAGCCTCACGGTGGGGACGACGGCGCCGAGTGTCGGTCAGGATCTGCGCGTGCAGGTCAATAGCGATGCCCCCGTGCTGCTGTTCAACGGCCAGTTGCAGACCGTCGATCTGAGCTACGAAGGAAAGCCGACCCAGCCGGTCTGGGCCTGCACGGCGATTGACGACACGTCGCGCGCGAACTATCGGCGGCCGTTCGGGACGTTCACCAACGTGTCCGCAACGACGGTGGCGCAGCAACTGATCGCGCAGTTTGCGCCGGGGTTTACCGCCACTCATGTCCAAGCCTCGCTGCCGGCGATCTCGATCACGTTGGACGGGACGGAAGGCATGAGCGGCGCGCTCGGCCAGATCGCGAAACTGATCGGCGGCTACTTCTACTTCGAAGATCTCGATCTGCATCTGTTCCAGACGGAAGCGACGAACGCCCCCGATCCGATCGACGGCACACCGGGGCGGTTGCTCGACGATCCGCCGATTCGTGTCCGCGCCGACGATTCACAACTCCGCACCCGCGTGTACGGCCGTGGCCACGGGGAAGCGGTACTCAGTGATGTGCGTGCGGGTGAGACGATCCTCCCGATCGCCGATGCGGTGATGTTCACGGCCACGGGCGGGAAGGCCATTGCCGGGACGACGCCGGAAGTCTCGCCCTCGCAAGTGATCACCTACACCGGGATTCAGCTTGGCGGCGGCGGGGGGCTTGTCGGGCCTGGCGCGTTCCCCTCGTCCGCGCCGACGCTGGCGTTGGCGGATGGCACCGGGATTGAGACCGGGGCGCATGACTATGCGGTGACGTTCGTGACGGCTGCCGGCGAGTCGTTACCGGGGCCTCGCGCCTCGATCACCACGGGCGTGCTGGCGGTCCCCGTCACGGCGCCGAGTCCTGGGACCCCGCAGGTGGGT